TCTCTGTAGTCATTCGCGCAGCCTTTAAAGTGTTGATAGCTATCAACCGAGCTGCTGGTTATTCAGAGCGAGAGCTCCGTATTTGTGAATGTGTTGCTGAGGACACTTCTTTTCCGATTTATGATTTCTTTGGCGACTTGGTACAATTTCTTGGTACCAACCCATCTGGACATGTTTTAACCGTTGAGATTAATGGTGTGGGTAATAGCATTTATATGCGATATGCTTACGCCTTACTCTCCCCTGATCGTTCTGCTAAAAATTTCAAGCGGGACGTCGCGCTTATGACGTATGGTGATGACAATATAATGGGCATCTCTCCGAGTTGCCCCTGGTTTAACCACACTGCTATAGCGCGCGCCCTTTCCACTTTTGGTGTTGAGTACACCATGGCAGATAAGAACGCAGAATCCCGACCCTATAGTCATATTGATCAGTGTTCGTTTTTAAAGCGAACTTGGCGTTGGGATGACGATTTGGGCTCGTTTGCTTCTCCGCTCGAGGAAGCCTCTATCCTGAAAAGCCTTATGATAGGGGTCGAGAGTAAAACGATCACGCGGAAGGCTCAATCAGTCGCGTGCATCACCAGTGCCCAGAGAGAGTACTTTTACTATGGGAGAGAGGTCTTTGAACAGAAAACTGCTCTTTTTAAGGAGTTAATTTCTGAATGTGACCTTGAGACTTATATTGAGCCTTCCTCCCTAGTTTCGTACGATTCCATCCGAGACGGATTTTGGTCTGCCTCGGAGGGGCTCTCGAAGCGCCCACCTGAGGGGATGCATTAGTGCATCCCTATGGGCCTCTGGCATCTGGTCCGAACCAAACGATGCCTTGGTGTGGTAGTTACTGCTAGCGTGTCACATGATCACTAGGAATACTTGCTAGAGTGTGGACCACACCAATATCTCGCCTGGGCGTTCCCCAAAGTCCCTATTTAGGGAAGAATGCGGCTGGAGTTCAAATCCCGAGTGATGTGCAGGAGCTAACGTGGACCCGTTCTCTTGTTCTATAATGGTCAGCACAATCACTCACTTATATGTTAAACCAAGTCTGTCCATGTCCTTTTCTCAGAGGGCATGAGGCTGTGGAGATTAGAAAGCCACAGCAAACTCCCATACACATTTTACCCCCACTGAAAGAATCTTCTGAGGAATTCGTGGAGGTAGAACTCACTCCCACCAAACCTGTTCTTAAAAGGCAGGAAGCGAGCGATGCTGGACCTCGAAAGAGGGTTGTTGCATTCCAAGCACAAAGTGGTGATGTAAGCTCCGAAAATAAAGAGCGCCATCAAACAGTGCAGTTTGTAGATGAAAATCTAGGCACTGTTGGCGGCTTTAAATACGTTGATGGCTTACAGCATCAGGATTCAACGCGAGATGTAGAGCTCAAAGATTTCTTATCGCGTCCTGTGCGTATTCACCAATTCACTTGGACTGAGGGAGCTCTCCCAGTGGTTTCAGCCACTATTTACCCCTGGCGGTTGTTCTTTGACAATGCTTATGTCAAGAACAAAGTCGCCAACTTTGCTTATGTTCGCTGCAATCTTAAGATTAAAGTTGTGGTGAATGCTTCCCCCTTTTACTATGGAGCTATGTTGGCAGCCTATCAGCCTTTACAGGCGTTGACTGCTGCTACTGTCCCTAATGTTTTAGAGACACAATTCGTTGCCTACTCTCAGCGCCCACACATCTGGATTTATCCAGCCAACTGTGAGGGTGGCGAGTTAACTCTACCCTTCTTCTATTATAAAAATTGGTTGAACACCTGCGATGCGCAGGAGTTCACCGATTTCGGAAAACTCGATTTTGTAAACTATACATACCTGAGAAGCGCTAATGGCGTTTCTGGTACTGGAGTTACAGTCCAGGTTTTTGCCTGGGCAGAAGACGTAGAGCTTTCTGGCCCCACTTGCAGTCTGGTTATGCAGGCTGGTGATGAGTATGGTGATGGTATTGTTTCCAAGCCAGCTTCAGCTGTGGCTGAGGCTGCTGGGCGTCTCAAGGATTTTCCTGGGATAGGACATCTAGCCACTGCGACTCAGATAGGTGCAACGGCGGTTTCAAAGGTTGCCTCTTTGTTCGGGTTTTCGAATCCCCCCGTATTAGACAATACGCGCCCGTACCGCCCTTCACCTTTTCCGCAGCTGTCTAGTGCAGAAATTAGTTACCCTGCTGAGAAGCTTACACTAGATCCCAAGAATGAACTTTCCATCGACCCATCTTTGGTGGGTCTTCCCAAAATTGATGAGCTGGAGATATCTCACCTGGTTCAGAAAGAGTCTTATTTGACTGGTGTTTCCTGGTCAACTGCTGACGCTCCTGATACCATTCTCTTCAGTTCGTATGTCACTCCTCAGCTCTATCGGGCGGATAGTTTAACCGCTACTACTGATATCATCTATGGTACACCCATGGCGTGGGTTGGTAAGATGTTCCAGTATTGGCGGGGCGACATTATTTTCCGCTTTAAGATAGTAGCCTCACAATATCATAAAGGAAGGGTCCGCATCTCTTGGGACCCAGTTGGGAATTCTGGTGGAAACTTAGTCACCAGCGTGGATACTGCTAACGTGGTTCAGACCGCCATAGTTGATTTGGGTACGGAGAGTGATGTGGAATTTAGAATTCCTTTCCACTCTGCATGGCCCTGGTTCATTATGGATACTTCGTGGAGAGCTGGCAATGATGCCTTCTCAACTTCAAGAACCCCCACTTTTTCTCGCAACTCTGATTTATTTAATGGGTTTTTAACCCTACGGGTGCAGACTGTTCTCACTGCTCCAGTGGCCTCTTCGCAGGTCCAGGTGATGGTATTCGTTCGTGGTGCCGAAAACCTGGAATTTGCTGGTCCTGGATTGCAAGATGATAAGCTTAGTCACTTCGTTTCTCAGAGTGGAGACCAGAATGGCGGTCCTGAAGGAGATGAACCTGAGCATTTAGTTGCTGGTGTTTCACACTCTGACCCGCGGGAGAGATATTTAGTTAACTTTGGCGAAACTATCAAATCGTTACGTGTTTTATTATATAGGCATGTTCTTAGTCATGTTACGCAAGTGCCTGCGAGCACAGTTAACGTGCAGATGTATCGCCAAACGTTTTTCAGATTTCCTCCGCAGTATGGATATGACCCCTCCGGCATGGGAACTGCCAAGGGAATCAATGCCACCGCATCTACTTTCAACTTCAATTACTGCTACAACAGCTTCCTAACGTGGATTTTACCAGCTTTTGTAGGAGTGAGAGGGTCTACATGTTTAACAATAAACCCTCTAACCAACACTCCTCTCCCCCATGTCCGAATTTGTCGGAAGACTGGAGCTGATGTAACAACTATCTCGAAAACCCACTATACATCACCATTTGTGAATACCAATGATACAGAGTATCGGGCGTGGGTTAATCTTGATGGCGGAGCTGGCGGCATGTCTATAACATCTTCTCGAACGCAGCC